GTGCTTCAGATGGAAGCATGAACCTTTCCAGCATTCCTCTGGGTGATGAGACTCTTCTTGGAGTCTCTGGAGTTATTAAGGATGCATCTACACAGAAAGAGGCAGTCAATATGGCTGCTAGAATGAACCGGGATAAGATATACCAAAAGATGTACGACAAGTCTGGCCTTAAGGTAAAGTTTGCCCTGGTCGAAGTGGCCCCCGGTGTTAAGGTCCAGATGATGCAGGAAGTAGAGATGAGAGAGGCCCCTAAATTTGATGAGCCTATCCCGGAAGTCTCTGAGCATCCTGTGTGGAAGCTGGCGAACAATGTGGTTGATAAGGGTACTAATGTATTCCTATGGTCTTCGGCTATCCGGGAGCTAGGATCATGGGGTAAGCAAGCAACTGCTAACAGGGAGGCATCTGTAGTTCGTCCGGAAGTCGTGAAGGTTGAGCCGTTCGTAGTCGAACCGACTATCATAGAGACTCCAGCAGCTCAAATAGTGCAGGTTCCGGGACCGGTAGCACCGTAAGGGTGTCTCTAGAGACACATCAGTGACGCTAGGTTGCTAGAGATGGACATACATTACCAGATAGATACAGTTGGATCTAGACTGGAACACACAAAATAACAATTGGAGAACTAAAAGATGGCAAGAAAAGTAATCAGTGGTGTATCTATTAATTCAGATGAGCGTGATCAGATCAATGATAACTTTGCTGAGCTGTACTCTGGGACTATGGTGGTGGGGGTGACTGCTACGGCAGCAGAATTGAATTACCTAGACATTGCTGTGCTAGGTGCAGGGGCAAACAGTAAGGCTGTTGTTCCTAATTCTGGTGGGGATTACAAGTGGCCTGACAATGGTATCTTTCAGTACTTCCAATTGAAGGATGCCGATGATACAGTACTCAGTGCTACCTTGGAATACGTAAATGACCAGTGTGACTACACGTTGCAGCAGATGACCCCTGGTACTGGATTCCCCGGTACTGGTACTGTGCATAAATCTGGAGTACGCAAGACAGGTAACATGAGGAAGACTGAGATGCTCATTGATCTCACTGGGACAAGCTCTGTTGCTACCGATCTGGATATCATTGGTACTCATGCGACTAACCCAGCTCATATCGGTAAGATCACCTCGGCTCTTAATGGGACTATCTTGATGGGCAAGGTGACTTGTCTGGAGGTTCCTGTAGGTGGTGCAGTAGATATCGACCTGTATGCAGCAGATGAATCAACAGGTGCTCTTAGTGGCTTAGTCACTGATCTTACTGCTGATGTAGCATTAGTTACTGCTGGTGGTAACTGGACACTTGGCTTAGTGAAGACCATGACTGGTCTTCCGGCAGTCGATCAGTATCTCTATCTGACTTCAGGGGCTGCTACTGCTGGTACATATACGGCTGGTAAGTTTCTTATTGAGTTCTGGAGCTACTAAGTAGAATTATAAAGGACACCACTTGTTGCTAAGTGGTGTCCTTTTGTCTTTTAATAGAAGCTATCTGCATATCCTTGGCAGTGCTTAATCTCATGTCTAAACATATACCACCAGTTCCATGCTAAATATACATCACATTGCTTAACAGTTCCATCTCCTACATACACAGTACTACAGGCTGGTATCACACAGAAGTTCAGGAGACACGCTAAGATTGACTGGTGCCCATTACCTGATTCCCACAAACCCTCATGGCACTCCTTCTGAGTCTCCCAGAATCCTACCTCTACATGTACTATTACATCTCCCAGATATGCCCTCTGATCTACACCAGGCATTAATGATGGTCCCGGCATAGGGGCACACCCTGTGCATATCAGAAAGAGTACTAGAAGTATCCACCTATAACTCACATTGCCCTCCTGAACAGGCTAGCTCACCTGTACTAGTTGTTGCATCTTCCTTCTCGAATTCCGGTAGACGCTCCCAGTTTATCTGAGGGAATCTATCAGCAGCTATTTCGTACTCCTCTTTGGTTATCTCTAGATACGGCTGGATCTCCTTGTCATACACATAGTCATCTAGGGGGAAGAACGATAGACCTCCTATAGAATCCCAATTGTCCCATACCCACGATTGTATCCCTAAGAAATCCCCATCAGTATAGTAGACAGTCTGGGAGGGATTCCCATCGCACCAATCATCTGAATAAGTCTTCCAGATCTCCAACTGCTTCATAGCGCCCATCTCTTTGGCACATACAGCTCCATCAGGTGACTTCATAGGGAACGAGAAGATTACCTTAGTGTCTCTAGAGACATGAGGTACACCTTCAGATATCATTAGGTCAGTTAAGGGGTCCTTGATGTCCTGTGTGACACGTCTGAAGTAGTACGGTGCGAACCTTGGGTGCATACCTGCGGATGTACCACAGAGTAACGATACGGTTCCAGATGGTTTTATGAGACCAAGCTGCTTACTGTGTGGGATACCTAATCTATCTGCCCATTCTATGTTGGTATCTTTAGCTACTTGTTTGAGTATCTTCAAGATCTCCTTTAGAGAAAACCTACCAAACAACTCATTACTCTGATCAAATGTATAGAGGAATTTATCCCGTATGTTAGCAGAGTTAGGCTGACTTAGAACTGGGTGATCCATAATACCTGTGAGACTTACCCCTAGTAACCTTTCCTCCTTCTGGTTATCCGACCAGATCTTTCTTAGATACCTGAAGTCACAGAGAGTACTCTGTATAGTTCCCAAGATGGTAGCCATACGGACCTTCTCCTTGAGAGTCTCTAAGGTATCCCCGGGTCTCACTACTACCTCAGTCAAGTTACAGATCCCACCTGAGTCCCTAAGGATTGCCTCTCCACACGGGTTGAGCCCATAAGATCCCTCATGCTCTCTCCCACAAGATGCTGCCCGTCTCTCCAATGCTACCTTATTGACTATCCCCCTCTCCCCCGACTTGGATTCGTAGAGATTCTTCATCTCATCCAGAAAGCTGATCAGGTCAGGCTTCTCTGTGTATGCTACAGAGTTATTCGCTAAGGATCTCTCTGGATTCTGCAAGTAAAAGTCCCCGGACTTCGCTCGGGCCATACGGGAATCAGTAAGATTCGATAAGGAGATACAGGCGCTTCTCCGGACAGAACCTACGATTACAGTAGAAGCTATCTTGCAGATCAGATCGTGACACTCTATGCTATTCAAGCGTCGTCCTGTAGCCATCCTGAAAAGGCGTACTGTATACCGTAGTAAAGCATCAAGAGGGCCAGGACCGCTAGCACGACCACCAAAAGTCTTAAGTCTAGCACCAGCAGGACGGACAGCACTAAGATCCCACTTAGGGACATCACCGGCATATAGCAAAGTGATAAGCTCCTTGAGTGCTTTGGCCCATCCGATCTTACTATCTTGCACTTTGATAACTGTCTCAGTCTCATACATTGTCTCCGCTATCTTAGGCATCTCATTGATATACTGACGCTCCACTGAGAAACCTACTCCGCATCCATTCATAAGCAAGTAGAATACCTCATCGAATACCCGAGGACTATTGACAGCTATGAAGGCACAGTTAAAGCCCGCGATCTGATCCCTCTCTAAAGCTTTACCAGCAGTCATCACTGAGCGCATAGAGGGCATCACTTGCTTCTCTCTGACAGACTGGAAGACTTCCTTTAAGTCTCTAGAGACATCTTCTGGAAACCTTGGAGACCAGAAGTCTTCCAGTCGATCTATTGTCTCTGACCATGTACCCTCCCTACGATTCTTAGAGACTCTCCAGCGGGAGTACTTGGAGAGATGTATGTATGCTTCTAGTTGCTTATTGATCAATTCAATTCTCCCGGCTCTTCAGAGAGCTTGTATAAAGTGAATCTTGGACTATTAGCATACCCGGCGTAATCTTTCGGAACTATAGATTCTAAGAACTCTATATCATCACTAGTCAACAGGGGATGAAATCGTCTGCAATCATCAAAAGAATACTCCTCCATATCAAGGCACTTATCTGGTTCTACTCGTGACAGTACCTCCTTCAGTTTCCTGATAAAAACCTCATCACATCTTAGTGACTTCTCTACTAAACCAATACCAGCACAGTCCACTTGTATGACTAATAGGTACTCTTTATTGATCATTCAATCTCTCCCGAATTCCCCACAGAACTATAAGACCTTAACCACTCCTCTATGATCTTCGGTAGGAAATCCTCCAGGTTATCTATTACATGTGGCTTGATGTACCCCAGTGCTATCGACTGGAGATACGCTATGTGTACGTGGTGCTCCTGACCGGACTTCCCTTCGATCACTAGGTATCTTGTGCCATCTTCAGCTATCTTCTCGACTGTCATTAGGATTCTCTAGCTCCTCATTGATCTTATCTATTAGGTAGTTCAAGGCATCTGCTATATCATACCTTAGATCAACACAAAATCCATCAGGTATGATCCTCTTGATCTCTGTGTAATCTATATGGTCAATCATCTATCACCTCTATGCGTAGTCCGTGGATATACGGGAATTGTCCCAGGTCAACCTTGCCGATTGTCCATTTGAGTTCTTCCTGTAGCTGTTCTATCTGATACCATTTGAGTCTAATACCAACCGGCCTCTGACCAGATAGCATCTCTATGGTATCTGCTTGCTCCTTGATCTGATCATACAGAGTCATATGTATTACCTGATGTCATCATAAGTAACCCCTAAGAATTCAGGATGATCTAGTTGATCCATAAGCTCTCCTATAAAGTACTGCCACTCAGGAAGCTTATGGGTAGCTCGTTGCTTACACATGTTCCTTAAGGTCTTATAGTTCACGGAGACTATCCTTCGTTGCAAGAAGGATTCCGGGAGATGTGCCTTGAGCATCTTGAAGCAACCTGTGTCTCTCCACTTGTTGAGTATCTCTAGTATCCTATGGTCAATACCCCCCTCGAAGTCTGACTGCTCTAGCCTGTGCATCATCAATGTATGCATGGTGGATTCAGATTGCTTTGTTATGCCTACTCGGTAGGTGTCCATCTGTTGCCACCAGTACCTTGGTGCTGTGACATCTAGCCATACTTGGATACTCTCGGCAAACTTATTGTGCCCTCCGTCTCTAGAGACAAGCCTCTTAGCTACCCTTTCAGAAGGCTCAGAGTTATAGCTTAGGGATAAACCTAGCAGGGCTTCATCATAACCATATTCTTTTAGTATCTTTACGTTCATCCATGTCACCCTACAGGGTCCTCCTCAATCGTTGAATCTAGCTCAGTGCTGTTGGAAGGATTCCAACGGAATGCATAAAGAGGACACTGAGGTGCCGTACACTCACTTATGGATTTCTTCCAGCCACTATCAGGCATACTGTCAGCAGTACCCCCAACACAATGGAAGCACATCGCCTTGATAGCCATAGACTTACTGTGTGGATTCTCTCGGCTCTTCTTGATCCAGTTGTATTCATTAGGCTTCAGCGTGCCATCTTCTAGTTTCTCTGTTCGTATCCGTAAGACTTCTGCTATATCCATATTATTACCCCCACCAGATCCACGTTTGATCCCTCTCGGATATATACATGGGCTCATATCCAGCCTTCAGCAAAGCCATGTGAACATCATGAGGTATCCTACCATTCACATTGACACCCTCAAGGCCACCTCTTGCTGCCTCGCGGATAAGCCCTTCGATCTTCTCTATGCTCTTAGGAATTGAAGCCATCTCCCTGGCCTGTTCTGCCGTAAAGGTTATCCTTATGTCCATAGCCACCTCGCATTGTTTCTTCTTGGTGCATAAGAGTATTCATCTAGGTCATTGTATAGTAACCTACGTGTCTGTTGGCTCTCCTTGTGTCTCAAGATTCTATTGAGTTCCCTACGGAACCAAGCAGGTGCATAATTCCATCTTCTTGAATCCATCCGGAATTCTCTTAGAGTTACTTCTAGTTCCTCTTCAGTCTGCGGAACGTATAGCCACTTGAATCCAGCGACTCTCTCCAACCTCATCTTCTGGTAGCCTCTTAGCTTCATACGCTTTCTCCGGATGGTTCTGCTCATGCTATTCCTCCCAGTATTCTCCTAGAATAAACTGTGCATCTAAACACATCTGTCTGCCTACCATCTGGTTCTCTATGGACTTCTCTCCGGTTGATAGCTGATCTAAGCGCATAGCTATAGACCTCCAGGTGAGACCATCCGTCAGCCTCCATTGCTTTATCTTTAGGGCATCCTCACGAGTCATTACCATTCCCTCTTGGTTCGTTTGCACTTCGGACAGTATAGCTTGATGAGGTACGCGTTGTCAGTACCGACAGCATATAAGATATCCATAAGCATATCCTTCCAGAATCCCTCACACTCCTTACAGTTATACTCCATAGCTACCTCTCCTTGTCCACCCCAAGCTTGATTACTTTACTAGAGTATCCAATGTCATCAATACAAATGCTAAAGGTTCTCAACTTGCATCCCCATGAAGATCCATCTGGCTCAAACAATCCGAACTCCACATCAAAGTCTTCGTAAGCAGAAAGTTCCTCAATCAATTCCTTAACTTTCATATAGTTATCTCTCCATATCTTTGAGATCCTTCAGTCTCATCTTGGTCTCCATGTCTCTAGAGACAACTCTTGGCCAAGGACCTACGAATACCTTCGTGGGTTCCAACAGACGACCCTTAGTGCATACCTTATCGCATCCATTGTGAGCCTTGTTGCATACACAGATTACCATACGTCAAACCTATCGAATAACTCTTGTTCCTCCCACTCTGATTCCTCTAGATCTAATGGCCAAGCTGACGGACTCTTCCAGTTTTCCTCTAGCCAGTTCTCCTTGAATCTATCAAGTTCTGCCTTAGCTTTCTCAATGTATTCTTGTAGTGTCACTTATAAATCCTCCTGCCAGCTTTAAAGTTCTCAGCATCTCCATAGGTAGTCGCATAGCCATCATTAGACCACCCAACTTTACCATCAGTACCCAGCTTGAATCCCCCATGACTCGAAGAGTCTCTTGATAGGGGGGTCCCACAGTGGGCACATGGCATACCCACAAACTTATTCCTTTGATCTACAGGGAGGATTAGCTCCTCAGTGTAACCACATTGTTCACAGTAGTATTCATAAAGCATACCTACTCCTTCAGAAGAAACTTATTAGATATCGCTTTGAATGAGAAGTGGTCATCCCGAAGATCCCTTACGACTATACCTTCTCGTTCTGTTGGGTACAGTTGTGACTGTCCTTCAGCTTGCTCCAGGAAATTCTCCACGGTACAAGTAGGATCTACTAGATGTACAGAAGGTGGTGCGTAGAGCATTAACCATTGGATTACCTTCAGCTTCTCCTTGTATGGCAAGTAGCATCCCTTACGAATATCATAGACATTGAAGATATACAGTTGGTGCTTCTTGAACCTATAGATGTTATCCTGTATGCCAGGCCCAACGATCTCCCCTTGAATAGCAAGGGATACATTATGCTCCCTACAGTATGCTGGGAGCTTCTTGTCCAGTTGGTATTCCTTTGTGATATTCCACCAGTTGTTTGGGATCTCTTGGGGGAAGTAGCAGTTCCTTGAGCACACACCAAGAAGTCCTTTGGAAAACAAAGAGGTCCTCTGGTCGAGATCATAGAAGATAGTCACGGACTGTCCATCTAGTTTCTCAGTAGCATACAGGTGTCTGCCTCTTAAAAGCTCAGGGAGATTCTTTATGTTCTGCACACGAGTCTCATCAGTCTTCGGGATGAACGGAGGGAAGCTCCCAGAAGGCTTGGGGAATATCCACTGGACTACTTTACGAATCACAGGGATCTTCATGTACCAAGGCCAGGGTTTCCGTGTGTTCTGCTGGATGTTCTGCTCCCTTCTTTCGGATTCCGAGAGGATCTTAGTGACCTTAAGTTCCTCAGTGACATCCTCACCTATCGAGCAGCTTCTCTCCAGTATCGTAGAGGGAAGCAGGAGACCCTGACTGAGTACGCCACGGAGCTTAACAGTCTTCACTTTGAATCCCCGAGGTCTCATGAACTCTGACCAATCTCTTTCTGGAAGCCTAGAGTCTATCTCAAAGTACACCACCTTGTCTCCAGGTAGGAACTCATTACGCCTCACTACGCATTGCCAACCGTCTACCTTTGCTAGCTCTATCCGATCTGCTCCTGGTATCGGTAGCAGATCGGAGACTTCTCTTACTGATGCTAGTGCTCTCATCTAGTCCTCCTGATATACACAGAAACTTCCTATGAGTTCCTTCAAGCAATCCTGGCAGAGGTCACAGGTTACATGAGACATATCCCCGAAGACTGACTCATAGCCTCCATGGATTTCTATCATGTAGGCTTCTTGTAATTCCATAGAATCTTCCGGAGAAGTCGTTAGGACTCTCTTGCACTTATCACATATGAACTCCTTCATCTGCTCCTGGACTACCTGTCTGGTTTCATATCGGATCATGCTGTACCTCCTTACAGTTTATCATACAGACACCTAAGACTCTATCATCTATACCTCTTAGATTCTTACAGAATTTAGTGAGAGTCGTATGGGAATCTATTTGGAGCTTGGAAAGACAAGCGGGATACCTACAATATCCGACTCGGATTCTTCCCCGTTCTCTTGTTGCTTTAATCCTTGGCATATCTTTAAGACCTCCTGTAGATACTCCAGCTCATTCTCACAGTCCTTCATAGCATGATGATCATTAGGCTTCATCTTGGCTAGCTTTAAGGAATCCAATGTACGTATGTCTCGGAACACATAGTATTCTAGTGGACTACTCAGATGATAATTAAAGATCTCGAAGTCCATATGGTCACGACTCCAGAACTCCTTGAGCTTGTAACCATCAGAACGTACCCTACCAATTACATCAGATACCCAGAGGTCTACAGAATGTAGACCTCTGGGGTCAGGGTCTAGGAGAAGTCTCTCGAACTCTACAAGATCTGTTTGTTTCCACCAGTCTACTGTGTGCTTATCTATCTGAGATCCCTCTAGTATCTGGTATGGTATATCAAATTCTCCATACATATTCCACCTGACCTTATCCCCTTGAAAGCAGATAGCCGCACCAGATAATACTATTGAGTCTCTAGAGACACCAAGCGTTTCAAAGTCTACCACTAAGCTAACGTCCTGTACTCCCATGACCACCCCCTCTAGTTGTATTGGAAAGCTCTTCGACTTCCCTCAGTATTACTGTTGGTATCTCCTCAATCTTTAGCTGTGCTATACGGTCATGCTTCTGGATCACATACTGATCATCTGAGAAGTTGTATAGCATAACCTTAAGGTTCCCTCTGTAATCCGAGTCGATCAGTCCATATGCAAAGATCCCTTTAGTGTTCATGCCAGATCTATGCGACAATATCCCACAGGTGTTCTCCCGTAATGCCAGTTGTATCTTTAAGTCTATCAGTTCGTATGACTGAGGATACAGTATGACTTGCTGCGGGGAATACAGGTCGAATGCTGCTGATCCCTCGGTTCCTTTTGTAGGTAGCTTAGCGCATTCCAAAAGCTTTACATCTAGCAGTATCATTAGAACTCCATAGTGGCTAGTGCTTGGTGCAATAAGGATGCACAGAGATTCACAAAGTCTTCGTTATAATGTACATCTTTGATATCTTTCAGCATACCTTGAGCATAGTATATGATCAGATGCATAAGCTCATGAAGGAACGTCTGCTCAATCTGATCCGGTGCTAAGGGATATCCAGGAGTACTCGGACGGAGGTACACTTTGTTCTCCCGATAGGAACAGAAGCCTAAAGCATCTAAGTGCTCTGATCCAAAGTATGCTTCTGAGATCTCTACTTGTATCTTCTCAGCGAACAAGTAGAAACTCTTTGGTATTTCAATTGGATTCATTCAGTATCTCCTGGACTATAAAGATCCTTCTGGATATCTCATCGCACAGCTTCTTAACAGGGTCACTTAGGTATCCTTTATCTAGATCCATAGTGACCCTACTACCTGATCCCTTAATGCTACTATAGTCAAACAGATTGCTCTCTATAGTTACAACGCCAGATGCTACTTGTATCTTCATGATTACCCCCGATCAATGAGGTTGCACATTGCCCTTCTACCTAGAGTACCTGTGCACCACCCCCCAATGAAACCAACGATCCACTTAGCTATTACCGGATCTAAGATAGCTGCACCAGACAATACTAATGACACTATAAATATACCCAACAGACATAGATAAAAGACATCACTTAGTTTACTCATAGCTTCTTCTGCTCCCTCTCTAGATCCTTCTTGATTCTATTAGCTACCTTCACTAAGCGCCCCTTATGCATAGCATTAATGACATCCGTAAGGAATATCTCTAGCTCATCAGGAGACATCTCTATGTTTACCCCCAGTGCTCCGGGAGCAAACACATAGAGCCTACAAGTACCATCAGGTAGCTCCTCAAATGTCAATCGGGAGAAGCCTCTAGTCTTCATGTGTATCCCTCCAGTTCAACATGAATGCAAGACAATCATTGAACTGTGCAGAAGATATACTAATAGTCCCCATGCTGCCATCTGGTCTAGGGACTCCATCACGATAATGAAAGTGAGCCACAAGGTAAGTTATAAGTTCCTTATCCTTTTCCGATTGCTCACTCCAGGAGCCTTCAACATCATCTTTGTATACAAATGGATTAATCCTCATCAGTCTCCTCCAGGAGTGCCTCCCGCATACATATAACAGCAGCAGCAAGGTAGTTGATAGCCCCAAGTAATTCATCAGGACCCCTCTTGCCTAGCCGTAAGGATTCTTCTGCCTTCTTAATGGCTTGACCTACTGGATAGCCTAAGCCTACCCTCCGGGTTATCTCACAGATCTTCTGCTTATCAAAAGGTTCATCTTTCTTAGCATGACGCTCCTTACCTTTACCCCGAGAGGCTTGATTGTATGCATCCATCAAGACAGCTACAAGAGAATCATACGGATCATCTATGTCTCTAGAGGCAATCGGAAGAACAATCTCTATTTGATCAAATGGAATCTTAGTAGGCCCGTATGTGATATAACTGTAGCAATATGGGCACATGGTGCCCTCCATATGCAATGATCTGCATTTCAAGCACTCTACCTGTTTACCTGACATCGTTGAACTCCAATGATTGACTTTTAGTTTCCTTAGTGCAACATGTAGACTGACCATAAGGTATCACATGCTTGCACACAGGGCAGTGATTAGGTTTCAAGTAGTAATGTCTCATAGCATTCTCAGAGATACTCTTAGCAGTCTCCAGGTCATGCCGTTTGAATGGCGGTCGGAACTCTAATGATGCTATGTTCTTATTGTAGAACCTATAGTCACCTGTCTCGGGGTCCATATCGTACAAGACATCCCACAGAATCATGTGGTTTATCTCTGAGATATGCAATGAGAGTCTATCATGGCACATCTCAAGGACCTCATACTTGTAATCCCACACGTTACCCTTCTGGATTTCTACATTGAGTTCATCACAAGATCCCGTGTAGAATCTCCACTCGTTCTCTCGCCAAGCCTTAGGGTCCCACCATTCATTCCTTGGGTCTGTACACTTGAATCCCCCAACTGGTCCAGACCACAGATAGAACTGCTTCTTGCCTACATATTGCTTGCCATTAGATTTGTTGGTGATTAGATAGGTGAATCCAAAGTAGTCACCTACTGGCTCCATATTCAACCAATGGTGCCCCTGTAGATGTACCAAGCGTCTGTACTCAGCTTCCTCAGGGGTGATACATAGGGCTATGCTCTTTAGTAATCCTTTAGCATCCCACTTCAACGCTCTGTACTTCCCACCTTTCTCATAGATACCAACAGGTAACTCATGGTTTCTAATTCGCTTCCTTCCTGGTTTCATCAGATCCTCCAGGTCAGCAATAGATCTGCTGAACCATCTCTTCTTTTATTCAGAGGCCACACTTCCCGCACAATACTGGAAAATCCATCAGCACTGCCCACCCAAACTTCTGTAGGATAACCATCTTCATTCTCTAGCGGCCATGACTGAAGGATGTTTAAGAGTTCCTTAATAGTCAATCCGCTTTCAATTAGGTGTACCTTTGGTTCCATCTTGACTCCCTCTGAGCAATTGCTCCTCTATGATTCTCACTACAGTATCTATGAAGAACAGCTTCTTGTCCGGGGAGATCTCCGAGTTCTCCGTAGCGGATAGCACTAGGCTTACTAAGAGATACCCTACAAAGAAGCAATTGGCTGCACCTTGAGGATCTTTATTGATCGTAAGGAATCCTTCATATTTCTGAGAGACTTCATTCATGATACCCAAGAGCTTGTCCATAAAGGTATCCGGACTGGGGGACCTGAAGATCTCCCTTATGTCATTCACCATGTGTCCATAATTACTCATTAAAGATCCTCCTCGAATACATGCAGAACTAGATCACCTTGGTTCATTTGGAATGTACCTATATATACCCGACATATATCATCTGGTAACTCATGACCTGTTCCGTGAACCACAAAGCGCCTATTCTTTAATGGTTCATCTGGATCAACCAGCATCCAGAGTTGAGGCTTCTCATTCTGCATTTGGACACATAGAGCTTTAGCACCTCTTGGAACTGGGTGGATACAGTTTGGTGTAAGTGTGTACTTCCATATAGTCTTACTCACAAGGAACCTCCACTAGTTCATACTTCTTGATCTCATACTTAGCCTTCGTTTCTTCAGGCCACCAAGGGCTTATAATGTTCTCAGCATCTTTCCTTCTAGACCAAGTAGTCCTACCTCTACTGCCTGTACAAAAGTAACCACTCTCTACATTCTGAACTCTATAGACATACATCAGTTATCCCCTTGTCTTCCGGTGGTCTAAACTTGATAGCCTGTATAGCTACATTGAAATACATGTAGTCTCCATCAGGCCCCCTCTTGGTAAGCACATCGCGTCTCCACAACTCCCTCAGTTCAGCATAGTGCAAGCTACCACGGCTAGTGCATTGCATAAGAATCTCATAAGTATACACATGATCCTTATTGTCTCTCATGTATTTCGTGAAGATCTTAGAGGAACCCTTATAGGTTCTCCACCCGGATTCCTTCCAGCATTTCGGGTTCCACTTAGGACTCTGCCGGTTATACTGACGAGTCTTACAACCATACATAGTGATAGCTGTCCAGTATTGCTTCTTGCCTACGTATTGCTTACCTGAAGTCTCATCACGTATCACGTAGATAAACCCGAAGTACTTAGAGGGGTCCGGTTCAGGTCCTACCCAATGGCTCTGTCCAGCCTTTGTCTTCAAGTGATCTCCTTAGATACAATAGGTTAGCATTAGTATTTATGAGAGTCATTATGCTCTCATGGAAACCTTCTGTCTCTAGAGACAATCCAATGTCCATCTTTGGGACTGTCTCTACGTACTTGTTGAATACTACACGATACATCTCTTGCTCACTAGTGAGACCTTTAAGAAGTTTCTCTGCTGTCTTAGGGCCTACTCCTGCAAGTCCAGGGATACCATCGGCTACGTCCCCTGTGAGTATCTGAGTATACAAGTTGATTAGCCCCTCGGTCTCTGAGACTATCTGATACTTATCCTTTACGAAATTGTAGTGGTGTCCAGGGACTTGCAGGAGATCCTTATCAACACTACAGATTATACTGTTAGTATCTTGTGCCATAGCCATGAGGTCATCTGCTTCGAACAGACCGCTATAGCATTCGGCAGCATGTTCCAGTGATAGATGATCCTTTAGTATTTCCAAATGAACTGGTCTTCGAGTCTCCTCTCGGTTGTTCTTATAGGGTGGGAAGAGCTTCTCCCGGAATGATCCATGCCTACTAAGGAAGAACCTTACAGGACCTATGCCATCTGTATACTTCTGGATGTTGTTCTTTAGGGAGTCTATAGATTCTTCTATATTGTTCAAGGCATTATGAAGAGGTTCCGGTTCGTACCCTATAGTCCGTTTGATGTTAGTGAATCCTTCAGACATAAGAGATGCCATCAGTACATCAGCATCCTTAGCGTATCGCTCCCGTAGTACTATGGGAAGCCCTTCGTATTCATAGTGAATCAAGTAGTGCTTCCCATCAGTTACGGAGGAGGCTTTGTAGCACAAAATATCTCCGTCAATCAAGCAGATAGGTCTAACTAATTTCTTCACCTTTACTCTCCTTAATATACTGTATAGCTTTTATCATAACCTCCTCAGAATCTCTGAAATGCCCCAGACCTCTATTGCAATGGTGACAGAGTAATCCACGAACTACTCCTGTCTCATGACAGTGATCTATTACTAAGTTCAAAGTGTTCCTGTAACCAGTATCTGTAGCTCCACAAATTGCACATGCACCCCCTTGCTTTTCTTCCAAGGCTGAATAGTCTTTCAGGGTCAACCCATACAGATAGCTAAGTGTGTTTCTCCTATCCCTGGCTTTAGCTAGCACTGGATTATCCTTCCTCCACTTTGACATTATAGTACTGCAACATTTGATACAGTTAAAATCTACTGTATCACAAGAGTTTTTATTAGGGTAGAACTCATCAAAACTCTTTCTTTCTCTGCAATATGCACATACCTTAGTGCGTGCAGAAATATCTTTTTGTATTTGTTCAGGAGTCCTCCTACGATTCTCTCTACCCTCTGCTAATCTCTTCTGCCCTCTCCTGTTCTTTTCATCTGCACTAGAACAACCCCTGCATACTGCTCGCCTTGCACCGGGTCTCTTTGCACCTACTAATCGGAACTCCTCAATTGACTTAACTTCTTTACATCTTGAACATTTTTTATCCATCTTGCTCTCCATCTACGTTTGCTTTGAACCTGTTTCTCGCCTCTGTTACAGGTGTTATATCAACATAGACAGCATATGTAAAGTAAGTTTGAAAGAAACGTCAATTAGTTTGGTAGGCTACTATCCAGTAAGAGTGTAGGTTCTTTTAGCTTAGTCATGGACCATACACCGGATGCTTATTGAATTACCCCATTGGCTTATCGTTAGTGTAGTCTCTACAAGCTTTGGGTCACATACCTCCTTGATGAATTCAGTAGCTTGGTCTGTGTCACTCCCTCGATTGCCACAGGAACACAGACTGAGTGCCAGAAGTACTGCTACAAGCATCCTCTTAATCATCAGTGTCCTCCTCAAGACTCTTCATAGCATCATCATACCACTCCCAGTTGTCTACTCCTGATGCATATAGAGCATCAAGTATCGCTTGGTCTTTCACTAGTTCATCATATGTCTCTTTAAGTATCGTTACAGTTTCCATTTGGTTCTCCTTCGATCAATTGCATAGTACAGCAAAGGTTACAAATGCAGCAAAGAGTGCAACAGGTACAGCCACCATAGTGTTGTAGATAATCCCTGTGACACATATAGCTCCAACTGCTACCCACATAGCAGCTAATACTATCCCCGTACCAGTTTCCATTTAGTTCTCCTATACAACTCTGCTAAGTGCATCTCTTGCATCTTCTAAATGCTGCCAAGCTTCATCACAGTCATCTCTGAGACTCTGAAGCTCTGAGATAGTCTCATCAAGTTTATCTCGGACCTTAGTGATCTCCCCCTGTCTCTTCTCTAGTACCCTATCCATCCTTGCTGTTGCTATATATCTCATCAAGTTCCCCTTTAAATAAACTACCGACTCCTCAAGCGTCCCCGAGGTGATATCTGTTGATTCAGATCGAATGGTGCGCCTTACCCGACCTTACCTGTACTCTTGGGATTGTATGCCCCTCAACAGAACGAGCCTTTTCTCTTCAGGCGTTCCCGGTCATCTCTTAGCATCAGAATGGTACGTCTTCGGAGCCAGATACATCCTCAAAGCCACCACCAGAGAAAGGTACATGCTTGACTACCTGTACCTTCTCTATGTAGCAACCAAGTGTCCACTTCTTGGAAATCTCCCAGGCTCTAGCGGATAAGATTAGGTTGACTACTGTACCGTTACCAAGAGGTTCAGTGAAGGGCGTCTTGCCATCCGGTCCGACTACTTCAGGGGGCTTGTTGGGTTGTCCGGTCTTCTTATTGATAGCATCCTTCTTGGGCTTGAAGACATTCTTAATGACTGTCCCATCCTTAGCCTCCTTGTCCTTCACATTGAATCCCTCAGCTTTCAACTGGTTTGCAAGGTGATCTTCCAAGTGACAGTCTAATGTCCACCTGTTGTTACCAAAGGCTGTGTCTGGTTTGTCCAAGTGGAACCAGTGACCCTCTACATTATTCAACCGGAACTGCACGTACTTCCCTTGCTTGTACTTGTTGTCAATTGCCATCTTCAGATCTCCTTTGAGTTTGGTGCATTCATTAGGCACCCTTTAGAAAAACACATGAACTGTTATATCACTTACCAGGCCCTTAGTCAAGTAAGAGGCTATCTTAAATAAATACATATAAGTAATACTATAAGAAATATACAAGTAGGATACACTAGATCTCCTTATACTTAGCTCTTAGATCCCTGAGTACCTGTCCTATATACTGCTTAGAGAATCCCAACTGTTCTGCCACCTCACTCTGGTTGTATCCCTGAAGCATCAGCTTTAGGATGTCTCTAGAGACACCAGAAGATTCCTCTAGCATTCTATCCAGTTGCATCTTGGCATCCAGACGACCTTCCTCTGAGTACCCATGGGATTCCTCCGCGTAATCCACATGAGATCTATGACCATTCATATTGAGTTCCTTCAGTACATACCGTTGGACATACATCTGGAGATACCCATGTATCACAGGGTACAGGAAGGTAGACAATGAGGCTATCTCAGGGTCCCACCTGTCTATCTTCTCGGTAACTATAAGCCATGCCTGTGATTCAAGGTCATCCCACTCGACATCCGGATACATCTTATAGATCTTATAGACTACTGATCGTATCAGAGCGTCTACTTGTGTTCCATTCATAGCTTCTCCACGACTACCAGAGTGGTAGGTTTATAGTTATGCATATAGTCACCATGGTGAACAATCACCCGCTCCTCTGTGAATCCTACTACTTGCCCCCTATGAAACTTCACTGCTCCATTAGAGTTCCATCCGTGTATCACTTGAGAGCCTAACTGTATCTCCTGATCAAATGCATCTTTCATATGTACCTCCTAGTGGGTCTGGCCCCAATCGTTCCCGATGGAACTCTTAGCTTCTATAGGAACTAGCATGTTGAGTTCCTTACCGATTGCTACTGCCTGTCTCTCACACTCCTTACCCCATAAAGAAGCCGTAACGTCTCCAAAAACCTCATATTGGAGTTCGTCATGGTATGCTATGACCTGCTTGACATTAGGTGTAAATACTGCAAACCCATTACCTATCCTACGCTTCTCATCAAGTCTAACCATCCTACGCTTCTCATCAAGTCTAACCATCCACTCTTTGAATATTATAGCAGCAGTATGTTGCAACAGGGTATTCAATAGCTTGTTCTTACCACGTACCTGTAGTGGTCTCTGATCAAATCCTATTAGGTATCCTCTGGAATCAAAGGCTCTTTCGAGATCATTGATAAGCTGTAAGATCCCTGGGTGTTCCTTGTAGAAATCCTTCTTGAGTCTAGCACCCATGCTCTCAGGCTTACCTAAGGTAGTCGCTAGCTTCTTCGCTCCAGCTCCATATAGCAATGCATATAGACCATTCTTAGCGAGGTCTCTAGAGACACCCCACAGTTTCGCATTGACGCTATGGAAGTCTCCCGTGAGGATCAGATCAGCAGTCTTCTGGGCATCCTTATACTTACCCTTAAGTAGGTAATGAGCAAGACACCTAGCTTCAATAGAACTCAGATCAACACCAACCAGCTTACACCCCGGAGCCACTGTGAATAACGAGCGGATCTCCTTGCCATATGCTGATGAAGGTCTCGGGATATTACATACAGTACCTGAGTGTCTATAGCGACTGGTGGGTGTACCACAAGTGAATGCATCTGCTGTCACTCGGCCATCACCACGCTTCAACACGGAAGCTAGAGCACCTGCTGGTGGATCTCCCTTGGATTTCAAGAAGGATCTCCTATGGGTAAGCGTGTTGTATTCCGCTATTAGTTTTCCCAAGCCTTCCGGGAGAGATGCATAAGAATCCTCTGTTAGCTTTGGGCTAGTCACCTTGAACTCTTTGGTTATCTTATCGTATGTCTTGTTCCATTCTGTAGGAACCCAACCGAGACTCAGGAGAAGCTCTTTGATTTCTATATCGCTATCTGGATTGAGTGTCTTAATGTCTATCTTAGTGTATGGCCCTCGAACTTTCCCATAGTCTGCCCCGAAGTATTTCTTAGTGGCTTCGTTGTAACTACCATCAGCTTTCCGTGGGCGACAGAAGGGAGCACAGTGATCCTCATTGTTACTATAAGCTTCCTTAGTTGCCATCTGCTTGCTCTGAGGAACTCCGTGTATCATAAGCTTCTTAGGAGCTAGCTCTATGATCTTCTGCCGCTTGTCTTGAATCTCCCGGTCAAACATATGCAGCAACTGGATACCTTTCTCGATATCAAATTGTACCCCATTGATTACCTGTTGAGCATGTATCATGGCTACTGATTGCTCTAGTTGTAATGCTCTGGCATTCACTTGGTCAAACAGAGGGTGCTTACTGAGATACTCATAGAGTTCCAAGGTTATCTCTACGTCTGTCTTGCATCTCAAGCCCATCTCTGGAGAGTACTTGGTCCAATCGTCATGAGCTACCTTCTGGACATCCAGCTTGAGTTCCTTAGCCCAATCCTCTAGACTCATTACGCCTTTCTCTGGGTACAAGATGCAACCTAAGAGCATCGTGTCGATAAGCCTAGCGGAACATGTCCAGTTCGGGTAGAGTTTCTGGATGGCTCCAAGGTCATACCCACAGATATTGTGCCCGATCAACAGGGTTGCTTTAGATAGTGCTTCAAGCATCTTCTTGATTTCTAATGGAGTACATCCGGAGAAGTGTATAGGTAAGCTATCAATATCTATAGCATGTATACAGAAGATCTCAGAGACATCCAGAAGAAGTCCATTCGTCTCAATATCCCAAACAAGTGTACTCATATGAGCTTCCTCCAGAGTATCTGCTCGTTAGTACAGATAGGTCTCACTAGATCACCAAGAGTACCAAGACAGTTATTACCGGACACTTCGCATATCGTACCGCATCCAAAAGGGTGCCCCTTGCCATATTTAGAGGGTCTCTCATACGCCCGGAACACCTGAGTGCCATCTTGACTCTTGCAGTACAAGTTGAGGGCCTTTAAGGTTAACCCTTTGTAGTGTATCGAATCACTCATGATCCTCTAGCTCCTTCCATCTACGGTTAAGGAGACCACATAGGAATCTGTCATTAAACTCGACACATAATCTCCCCGTACCTCCAGAATTAAAAGCACATTCTTGGCAGTTCTTGATAGGATCTATAAAGTCTCTAGAGACATACACCTTGCCATCCACCTGTATGTATACTTCTGGTATTACTCTAGCCATACCCACCACCTCCCTCTTGAATGCCCCGGATAATCTAGAGATACCCACCTAGTATTCTCATAGATTCCAGAAGCATAGTGATGCCAATGCCCATGATACCATAGACTAGGCTTATACTTCCTTAAGATCTCCGACAGAATATTCCGAGTGGGATCTCCATACTTATCCCCTCTGCATACATCTGGTATCCACTCGTGAGGACACGTATGACTCACTACGATATCCACATGGTCATACTGCAATGCTTGGTCTTCCTCTGACTTACACGGGAGTTCCCGAGGGAACCAGTCGAATCCTGTGGTTCTCATGTGCTTGTCTATGGAATCCGCACCACCCATAAAGAGTACTACTCGACCATCCTTGAGAGTCAAGGTGGTTCCTCTTGGCTTATATATGACATTCTCATAGCATAATATCTCGGACTTCTGTCGTCTACCAAGGGAGTCCAGGTCGTCGTGGTCCTCGTGATTCCCATCGCACCAGTAGACCGTAGTGCCTTGCGGCTTGACTCCTTTGAGAATCCAGGTGTCTTGCTGGCCGTACAGTACAGGTTTCTTGAGTTCCATACGGGGCCAATGCCCAAAGTCTCCCACTTGCAATAGGATGTCTGGGCCATGCTTGTTGAGAAGCTTATTGATCTGGCCCCAGTCTCCATGGAGATCTCCGGCTACCAGTATGCGTTCTTTAGACATCCTTTAACTCCTCAAAGTGACCCATTGGTAAGTCACTACATGTTTCCTCAAAAGTATAATCACAGTCTTCATGGAGATCACACTCAGAACAACTGATAGTATCCTCAGTGAACCTATAAAGTTTCCCATCAACCTTAATGATCATCCCTTCAAGTTTCAAGATGCACCTCCTTGAATCTGTGTGTTGTCACAGAGCCTACTGAACTCCTCATAGCTTCACAAAGTTCTCTAATAATCAGATGATCTTTATGATTGTCATGGTAGCACTCATCAGCAAGATCACAGTAGCTAATACACGTGTGGCCAGGATGCTCTACCCAGGAGTATATCTTATCGTTATGCTTGATGATTGCATAGAATTCCATTATAGATACTCCGTGATAGCTTTATGTCTGCAAGAGACAGTGTAGTAGATGCTCATAGTATACGTAGAGAGCCTATTGATATGCCCATCAGATTCTAATGTGCAAGCTATCAAGCTGTGCAAGAAAAGCTTATAGGTCATGGTGTATTCTCCTCTGTCTCTAGAGACTCTCTAGAAGCTAAGTGTTGGTTCAAGATAAGCTTGTGTAGTTACATCATAGAATACCTGGAACTTACCTGTTGATCCAAAGTTACGATCCTCAAGTAACACAAAGGTACTCGTGTTGATTTCATCTGGTGTCAGGTCAGGGTCTTTATTGCGTTCTATGCCCAGCAGGTAGAAGCAGTTCTCCATCATGGATCGAGACCCCCTGAACTGGTAGCTCTGGACTTTCCCGCCTCTTTCATGCGGCACTCCTGACGTCGGTGCCTTAAGGTGACAAGTGACAATGTAATAGAACCCCATGTCCTGTGCCATACATGCCAGCTCATCAGACAACTTCCGAAGTTCTGTCTCAGTCTCTGATGAATTCAAATGGTTTGTCAATTTGGTTATTGGGTCCAGTACAACTGTGGAACAGCCCGACAACGCAACGTATCTAATGAACTCCTTAGTGCTCTCCCATGTAGCCTTTCCAAATGCTGGATACATATACAAATAAGGTTCCAAGGAATTGACTGTACGCAGCAGATCAGCATCATTATATACCACCCCAGGCTTATGGTAGAACATCCCATCAATCTTACCAGCAACACGCTTTACAGTAGCTACAGGTGGCTCCTCATATTTCAACACAGCTATCTTCCTGCCAGCTTTAACATCGAATGCCACTAGCTCATTGATGAACTCTGATTTCCCCTGCTTGACACCAGCTCCCACATACATACCCTGACCAGGATTCCTACCATATGTCATCTTGGTAAGCGTAGGCCAGGGCCACTTGATACCCATCGTAGGTCTTTCAAGTACCTTAGTTAATACATCGGATACCCTAACGATAAACTCAGGCTTATACACATTAGCATCAAAGAAAGCACTAACGAACTCAGCCTGTTTCCCACTGGTCAGCATATCGTTAGCATCTTTCTCTGAGAGTTTCAAGAAGCGAGCTTGTGGAATCAGGTTGGCTATATCCCGAGCCACAGTCTTACCGGCATCATCTTGGTCTACCGATACGAATATCTCCTTGAATCCTTTAAGATACTCCAAGTTATCCATTAAGGTCTTCACGTTGGCACCAAGAGGTAACGACACGCAAGCAACACGATACTTTTCGAGCATCTGGTATGCACTAAGAGCATCAAGCTCCCCTTCGGTAATCAAGAGACGCTTGGCTCTCGTAAAGATATCCTGTCCGAATAACTGTAGCTTCTTCCCTTTGGTCTTCTGGCTCGTATAGAAGTCTTTAGGTAGCTTACGGATCTTCTGGGCTACTACTAGATTCGTAGAGACTTCCTTCAGGTCATACCGAAGTGTCTCTAGAGACCCATCTGGAAGCCTCGTGCATGTCATATTGTACTTCTGGAAGACATGCGGTTGGATACTCCTATAGATTTCCCCTATGCTCCCAGTAGGTACAACATCTGGCACCACAACTGGAGACTCCAGGGGCTTAAGTACATCCAGAAGGGAAAGTTCACCAGGAAATCTCTCAGCAGTTCCAACATAATTCTCTTTGGCATCTTCATAGTACATCTCTCCATCTTTATGGTATTCTGTGCGAGTGCAGCAGTACCGCAGGCCATCTCGCATGAGGAACATGTGGTCTCCCTTGGAGTCATGACCCATCTCTTTGCAGGCACTACAAGGTCTATTCATTCTAATGGCCTCCAGTCAGGTTCGAAAGCATCCAAGTAGACACAACCTTCTGGTTTACTTAGGCTGTGAATACCTACTGCAACCACATAGCACTTACCAGTATCACAGCCATTGCATATGAAGCTCTTGCAATTCTTAGGCTTGTGTGGTTGCGTATCAGTTTCCCACGGTTTCAAATAGGGTGAATCATTTAGGAAGCATCTTTCTGGTACAAAAGAATTAGGCTGGAACATAACGAGATAGCATGGATTCCTACAGCCTTTACAAATGTATCTGTTCATCTGAGTAGCCTCCACTTAGTATCCTCACGTAAATCAAAGGGACATTCAGTACGCATACCTGTGTCCTTCAGGTCAAGTACTACACAATAGCACGGGTTACTGTTACATCTATCACATACAAAGGAGACACACCTAGTTGTATCATGGAGGTTCTTATCCACCTTCCAGTCATTCATCCCTGATCCAAGTGTACAACTAACCGGATTCACGGAGGATGTCTCAGTAACCAGTACACATGCATGATGGCACCCATTACATATCCACTTGATCATATAGAACCTCCTGTCTACAAAAGGATACCCTTCTCGAAGCATTCAGTACACACACAGTAGTAGTGGGTATACTCTGGATCAGCATGATCTGGACACTTCGCTAAGGGTACAATAGATTCAATAAGATGCTTCTCTGTCATCTTCTTAGAGCACAGGAAGCATCCATTTGACCATCTCTTAAGGTATTCTTCTTGCTCTTTTATGGTCATCTCAGATCTCCGGGAAGACTACCTTAACCGTGCATGGGCTACCAACGAGAACCTTAGCATTCCTTACGGCTCTTACAGCATTAATAATGGAAGTCAAGCAGCCACCCTTAGTTGGCACAAAGTCATCCGGAGACATCTGGTAGGGTTCCATAGCCTCCCTTAAATCTCTAATGAGATCTTTTGAGATAACTGAAAGCTTCTGCATAATGGAATCATGCAGTACTACAGTATGCATACCGTCTGACCTATGAATTATAGCCATTGGATGTTCCCTTGTCAAGCCCTCTGATATCTCATAGGTGTCAATAAGTTTGTCGCTAGAGACACTGAATTGGTAGTCCATTTGGTTCTCCTGTTGAATATGTGCTGCTACTTTGAGTTCCAATGAGGAAGGGTCCATAGATAACATGGGACTTTCCGGTTGAAGTTGGAAGTACTCCGGGGAAGCACTTACTGACTCTCCATTATTACCTATAGCTTGCATACCCCTTGTTGCTTTGTAGCATTTCCCAATAGTATAATCATAGTTATCATGAGCAACCCTCTTGTACATCCGCCCAGGTATCAGCATTTGGCAGCCCCCTCATAGATCTCATAGGTTATCTTGTAGTGGTCACAGCAGTTCTTGAAGTAATGCTCTACGAATTCCTTAGTAGTGCTATAGGACACATCACACACCAAGAAGTACCCCATAACAGTACCCTGAACCTCTCCAACATTCAATGTGAATCCAAGAGGAAGCATGTTGATATACGGAGCAGCTTCAACAAGTTGGTCAAGGGCATCTCTTGTGGAAGCTCTAAGAACTACTGTGAGATATGCCTGATCAGCAGGAGATACTGAGAGTAACAGACCGAGTTCATTGGCAATCTCACTGAGATCTCTGAACAGATCATTGAATTTCTCCTGAGAATGCTTAGAGATTACATCGAGAGTACATACGAGATTCCCTTTGACTTTCTCAGGATTACTAAAGACAAACTTGCTGTCCTCAATGAGATTAAGGGATTTCTTAAGAGAGTCAAGAACATTTTGGTTTCCAGCAGTCACTATGAATTTCATTTGTAGTCCTCCGTGGTAATCACTAAGATTATGTTGCGTCCCAGATAGTTGATCATGATCTGCTCATGCACTTCATGAGCATCCGGGCAGTCATCTCCTGTAGCAAGCCCATAGTTGCAATGAAAAAGCCTTTCGGTCTCACTTATAGGTCCTAACTGATACACTACGCCCTCCTCCAGTAGCTTCTTCTCAAATGCTTTGAATTCCTCGAAGACTACTGGATCACTGGACATCATCATGCCACTATACTTTTTCATTTAGATCTCCTTATATAGCATTAGAAATGAACTTCTTAGCGACCCTTATCTCCCCTTGATCACCCAACTTGTTTACATATGAAAGCTCAAGGGCTGTCTCTAGAGACACTTTGTTCTCCAGGAGACCACAGACTACCATAAGACCACGAGGACTCATAGTGAGCGAGAGATCCCCTTGATTCATGAAGGCTTCCCTCACAAGGTTAGCGAAGGTAACAGACTTCTTGATAGCTACCTTATCCACCAAAGGATACCGCTTCTCAAGCATGTGGACTTCCCTAGCTTGCTTCATATAGGATACATTCTGAGTAATCCCGAAGCGATCCAATGAGCTAATATCCTGCTGCTGTCCTGCTGCATACTGGTCAATACCATCACCAGTTCCTTTAGTATTGTCTGTGCCTACTATACGGAACTCCATACGGGGATGTATGTGCTTGTCCTTGATAGTTCCAGGTTTCTCATCAAGCATAAGGAACCCATCCTTCTCATAGAGACTTTGAAGAGCCATCTGGATACCTGGGGGGAGCTTAAAGATCTCATCAATAGCCGTGAGATATCCACTAGCTACAGCTTGAGGCATAAGACCATCACGCCACTCCATGCCTTCCTTAGTAGCCCAGGTGTATCCAAGGAATGCCGAAGCTTCTATGGAATCCTTACCGTTGAACCTGGCGAATGGCTGGCGTAACCAAGCTGCAAACTGTTGGGTAGCTTTAGTCTTCCCAGATCCTGGGGGACCTACCAGTAAAACATTCTCGTTCATCTGGTATCCCAACCATAATGATTCGAGTACATCAGGGTCCCACTGGTACATCTCGTCAATCTTCGGGATATTCTCCCGATGCTCTTCAGCCCAATGGTCATCAGGATACCGGGTGATTACATGATTGATGCCTGATCGAGGCTTAAGACCCTCAGTGATATCCGTCAGTAATATCTGGAGACTCGTTAAGGAATCTCTGAGAGCTTCCTCGGCTTCCTGTTGCTTCCTTATGGCTATCTGTGGATCTACCTTTGGTACATCTACTTGAGCCTCAAAGGCTTTCTTATCGTCTGCCATAATGAACTCAAGAGAAGACTTCTGCTCCTTTGAGAGTTCTACCTTGGCACCTCCGATGATTTTCATCAGGTCTGCATTTGATACTTTGGACATCTCTGCCTCCGTTAGTTGTTGGAAGTTCTTTCTTTTTGAATACGCACGGAAGTGCCCCGTCTCATTTAGAAGTTCTGTTGCTGATACTGCAAGATAGTACTTACCAGTACAAAAGATTGGACCAGTTTCATAACCAGGGCAGACATACCAATACAGCTTACCAACCTCTAATGGTATCTCTAATACTTTCATCGCAGTATATTCTGACGCAATAAGTCAATCAGAACCCTCTCAAGTTGATCCAGCTCGTTTACCACACGATAATCCTTGTAGTAGTTCTTTACGTATTCTGATTGAATCCCTATGCCTACTATTGACATAATCCTAGAGGCTTCTATAGCTGCTACAGAGTCCTTAAGAAACCTCCCGCTATCACCACGACCACCTGAGAAAGCAGGACGACCATCTGACAGGACTATCAGCAGCTTATGCTTCTCAGGTCTCTTAGCGAGCATCTGAGCAGCCTCAGTGACTGCCTCACCATCCGCATTGTCTCCTAGAGAGATCATACCGTGACCATAGCGACCTATCAGTTTGTCTCTAGAGACATTGTGCTCATCAAAACGCTTCATGATCAGGTGGATTCTCTCGTAACCCGCAGCAGTAAACTGCATCATCATATGGGGTATCTGAAGACTCTGAAGGACTTCCGATATGGCTATCTGACAGCAACTTGAGACAGTATACTTCGAGCCACCCATAGATCCAGAAGCATCCCCTAAGAGGAACACTGCGCTATCCTCTTCGATCTTAGAGGAAGCCCTGGTCTTGAAGATCCTCGGTTGACTTTGGGAAGTGTAGAGTCTGCTTATGGACTTAGAGCATATCTTGCCCTGCTTCTGACCATACAAATAGCCTGTCTGAGACATGACTGTTAGATACTTCTTGATCTTCTTGGTCAAAGAGAATGTCCCAAGAGTCTCCTCAATCCTCCTGACGTAACCAGAAGGATATGGAGACTTCCTAGAGATATCCTCGTGCTTTACAGGAGAACACGGAATGTATGGATCAGAGGATTCCGGACGGACATCCTTATTGGATGCCTCTTTGATCATTCCGATATCTTTGAGGAAGCTTATAGCTTTACCAGCACCTACTCCGAAGCTATCCGATGGAGTTCCTTCTGGTGACTTTGGAGGAGGTCCATCAACTTCTTGAGAAGACCCCTGAGCTTGCTGTTCTCGTCCTCCAAGCTCCTCACTTTCTCCTCCTGCTCTTCCAGGATGCTTGACAGGCTGCTGATCGCCTCTATCTGATTCTCCCTCTGAACCTTCATCGCCTGGATCAGATCCATCAGGTTCTCCTGTTCCTTCTGGAGATCCTTCACCTTCTCCTCCAGACCCCACCTGATCTCCCCTAGAGTCATCATGTTCTTCAGGAGATTCTTGTTGCTCTCCTCCAGATTCATTACCACTGCTTCCTGCTCCAGTAGAGCTGCTGCTATCGCCCTTACTGTCATCATCTGAACCTTCTCCATTACCTTCTGCATCTTCTTGCACCTCTTTGATTTGTTTTAGGAGTGTCTCTAGAGACTCCTTGTTGGAAAGCTCAAGCCATTGTTTCTTGATATGCTTGAGTCTCTCGTAATCCTCTTTGATTTCTTCAGGGATTTCTGCATGAGAATACCCTTGAAAATCATTGCGTAGCTCATTGCCTATACACAGCAATGCACCAGCAGTCTTGTTGATTTTAGAGACATTCTTTACGAGTTTCTGAAGACCTCCAGCCTTATCCAGAGACTGCCTGTATGCTCTCGACAGGTCTCTGTCTCGACCCTCGTAGGTTCCATTGAGATGGTACTCGGTCCTTACAGACTGCAAGATGGACTTCACTAAGGAATCCATGGAGCCTTCCTTAGTGGGGACCTCATGGAAGAACCTCATGCCCTTCATCTGCTTAGAGATTTCCCTGTGTAATATCCCGATGTATTCATCATGATGGTACAGGGAAGGCGTACCGACTACAATAGTACCATCAGGTTTCGAATAAGGTTCTACAGATCCGGAGACCTCTTGGACCTTCACGCCCTCCCCAGATGCTAATGCTCTAGCGAATGAGCTGCTTTCTTGTATTCCGAAGATAGACATCCGACCTCCTTATGCCCCCGAAGGGGATACTTTTAGTCAGTCAAGGCCATCATGATGATTGCTTCAAGTGCTGCTTGAGCATTCTCAGATAGATCATCATGTGGTGTACGGTCGATTAAACCCTGACGGAGATCTTCGAGACCTTTAAAAGCAGCACTGTTGGTATCTCCAGCTTTCTTACCAGATTCCATCAGACTGTCAATAAGACTTAACATAGTTTCTCTCATGTTTACCACCTCGTTTCTTTAAGTTTTCTTATAGCTTGGACAGGATTGTCCACTAGACCTAATTGGATATCAGATAAGGTATCCTCAATGGTCTGTTTAACATGTTCATAGCGTCTCCGGATCTCTTCAGAGAGCTTCATGTTGTGCTCAAGATCCTCAGCATGTCCCGGCTTCTCGAACTGCTTCTTAATAGCTGCTTCGAGTATCCTCTTAGCCTTTATCCCAGACTGCTTAATGTCACATTTAGTAGCAATAAGCATCATTTTGATGTCTCTAGAGACAGACTCAAGAAACTCTTCAGACACTATACGATCTTTCTTAGGAATCATGTAGTGTCCAAGAGACTTCTTACGGGATTCCTCCTCGGATTTCAGTTGTCTGCCTACAGAACCATCCCAATACAAGTGCCTTGAACGTGCAGAGGAACCTAATAGCTCCTTGCAGGTAAGCTCAACAAGCTGCCTGAGACGGCCATCAGCATCTATGGGAATACCCATCACCAAACCCCCTGCTCCAACTTAAGAAGCTCTTTAGAGAACTCAGAGATATCCTTGACACCCAAGATGAACTCATCCTTGATATCCTGGAAGTCCCCATCAATGGTAGCAATACGCTCATCATGCTGCTTTTGAATGAGTGCCAATTGGTTCTTCCATGCGGCTTCTCCAGGATGCACAAAGGCACCTTCGAGAACCTTCTTGCCTCTAGCAGCAAGCTCCTGGGAAATGTAATGAGTATCACTATGATGCTTCTTGATCATGCTAGCAGTCGGAGTCATAGCCTTCTGGATCTTCTTGGCAAGACCCTCCTGAATTACCACACGTTCCTCAGGAGTATACACAGGTTTGTTCCCAAGGTTCTTCTTCTGCTCATTGATATCCGTCTCGACTACGCCACGCTTACACATCGAAAGCCTGTCGAGTCGAGAGGTAATCAATCTGACCATCTGTTGATGCTGCATGTCACCTATCTTGTACATATAGACCTCCTTAGGTTACTGTTGTGAGTATCACCATTGATAACTCAGAGAATACCTTAGACTCAGCACTAAGATATTCATTTAGGTATCAGCAGGCTGTCTCTAGAGACTCTTCCAGCTTCAAAATATACTTCCTCACATATTCATTCCGTACCATGTCCTGCAATCCGGAATCCCATTGTACCAGGATGTGATCCGGATGAACCGATATGATCGTACCAGTTTCATTAGAGTGTTTCTCTCGGATTCTTTGGCCTTCTTTCATCGCAATTCTCCTATCATACCCATCATACAACACACTTGGTTATGCACAGTTGGTTTTCTTTTGTACTGCTTAAGGAGCTTCTTTAAGCCCCTGCCTGTGGCCTTCAGCTCACGCTTCATGGTTTCCCTAAGAAATTTCCTGTGATTCATCTGGTTCCTCCTTTAAATTAGTTAGCTTCCAGTCGCTATCGAACTCACAGAGATCTTCTATTAGTTCTTTAGCTTCCTTAAGACCCATACCAAACTCCCCTCGAATCATCTTGATCAATGGGATCTTGTGTGCATCTTCATATATGCAGTGCTTACTTATAGCATCTCTGTAATTCTGCTTACCGTCTCTAGAGGGAGCATCAAGAACCATCTGGAGTACACGGGAATGTCTCATTGAGAGATCATCATAACTCTTTGTGATATCCCCGAGGATAACCATAAGATGCTTAGATAAATCCGGATAGGATAGCTCACCAGATTCATATAGCTTCATCGAATTGGACATCTCAGCGAAGGCTTCAGATGTCTTCTTGATTGGCCCCGTGAATACATTCTGATTCATCAGATTCCTCCTCAAAATACGTATGATTCATAATGCATACCAACTGTCCGCCCTTGTCTCTCGGGCAGACTTCCCATTGACTTGTACTGAAACAGCAAGAAGAACACCCTTGGCCTTCATCTTCGACTTCATTTAGATTTTCCATATTGGTCTCCTTGATAACTCAGAGAATACCTCAGACTCTACACTAAGGTATTCATTTAGGTATCAACAGAGTGCTTCTAGTAACTGCTGGTGATTGTTACAGTACCCTCAAAGGGTACAAAGAGACTTTTATTCCAGCAATCATCAAAGTCCCACAGAGTCCCATCACCACTTTCACCGAGCTGTATAGAGATACCTGAGAAGCTCTCAGCATCACATCCAGGTCCAGTTGCAAGCACAACAAGACCATTAAGTGTGCTCTCGACTAAGAATGGTGGTTTGAATTGCTTTCTTTTTGATTCCATAATGTTTCCCTCTAGAGACGCTGTGAGGTATCACAGCAGGTTTACTCTTTTGGAACACTGAGCGATACTCTGCTTAGGTTCCACCTTTACCCATACTGCTCTGTAGATATCCAGGCAGTCTCTTCGACCTTGCGAAAGGATGGGACATATAGGATCATCAGGATTCACTTTGTCCGCATAACAGCCCTCACAGGGTATACTTGTGCCACGTTGCAATTCAAGAGCTTTCCTGTCGAATATTATTTGCTTACCTATGAATGATCTCATAGCATTACCCCCTTGTTCTTCCTGATCAATTGGCTAACTGATTGAAGTCTGTCAGATTCAATAGCCTTCAGATAAGAGCCAGCTTTAATGTCTCTAGAGACTCTCTGGTGTTTTCTAGCAGGGACCATTTGCTTGCTAATACGCACTATCATAGCACTCCTCCAGGTTTACCCATACGAGCCATGTGAGGCCATTGGATACTATTTGGATTATCATAAGATACCTCCTTTGTAGTTATTAGACTCCCCACTAAGGCTCCTTTTAGGTATCAATTGTGTCTCTAGAGGGAAGGCTGAAAAGAACCCTTCTGATATGGTTCTGTGCCATCTCCGCCCATAGAGAACCCGATAGAGAATACCCAATCTTTAAAGCCGAAGAATACCACCTTGCCGTCACACTCAACTTCGAAAACTATCTTATTGTCACGGTATGCTTTGATTCCATTCTCTTTGAACAAGGTAATCAGCTCTTGTTGCAACCCTTGGAAGTATGAGTCCTGGCTATAGTCAACCCTTACAATTGCATGAGTTACATAAGATGTGTACGGATGAAATGCTACTGGTTTCATGTTATCTGTTTCCATAAGATACCTCTTTGGTTGATTGTTTGACCATCTAAGCAAAACCCTAGACTCTGCACTAGGGTTTCATTAGATCTTCAAGGTGTCTCTAGAGACAATCAAGCAGCTTTAGCCAGGAAGTACTTCACAAGCTTGTTCAGGTTAGTCCTGATGACATCCCGCTCGGACTCATCGACACTATCAAGGATAGCGTCAAGCTTATCAATGAGATCACTGGCTTCATCAATAGGCTCCAGGTTATTCACAGTAAGCGCATTGCAGAGGTTACGGGCCTTGAGTACATCAGCACGCTCTGTGACCTTATCAAAATGCTCCTGAAGCTCTCCCGAGAGACGCTCAATACCATTCATAAGCGTCTCTGGAACCTTACAAAGACTGAGGATATCACAGCGGGCAGCTACCTTGAGACTCTCAGGGTACAGTTCTGCTTGTTTCCCATAGTTGATAACCTTGGCGATATCACTGAGATACGCGAAGATCCTTCTTGTTTGGTCCCAGCTAGCCCATTTGGGCTCACCAGTCTTCGCATTGACTACTTCGATCTCCTTCCCGTCACGGTCTTTGCCTTTCTCGGGGATAACCATAACGCTAAGCAGATGCTTGCTCATACCAGTCTTCAGAACCTGGAAGATTTTCTCTTGACTTTCCTTCGAACCATCCCTGGCAATGTCGCTAGAGACAAAGATGCTTTCCATACAACAGCTCACGGTTTGTGCCCAGACAAGCCCATCTGCATTCTTGACGGTTCCAGCGGCCTTAGTGGACTTGGCAGATGCATTGGTAGCAGCAAGCATGTCAACAGATGCTATAGAGATATAACTGATTGTTTTCGGTTCCATGATGATTCTCCCTAAGTATTGGTTGTGTTCTTCTATCGTTGGACTACACAAGTTAGGGAAAGGATGCACAGTGCTTCCACAGCGATCTACTCTGTGCTTCTCTCTGCTCTCACACACCCTTTCCCTGCGTTCTGTACTCCACTTGCTACCTGGTAGCTTCCTGGCGCTACCTTGCGCTCTCTACCTGCTCTCTGCGATCAGTCTACAGCTAGGCACTAGGCTGTCTGCTAGACTCTCTACTACTTCTTATCGCAATGTGCTATGCACCTTTTAACAGACTATTCCTGTAGTTGGTACAGGCACCATCAGTAGGCGTTCTGTGTCAGTTGGCCAATGCTACCTATTGGCTACTCAAGGACTTCGAACCGAGTGCTAGTCGGTTCTTTCGGCTGTCTCTAGAGACAACTCAGGGTATCCACCTTTGCCTGCTATTAAGAGACTTTCCGGTCATTCAGCCGTCTTCCAGTGTTCCTACTTGCAGTCTGCTCTGTCCGTCTTACTGACCCACTTGACCCTTGTTCAGCTAACCATCTAGCTTTCCGTAGTCCTTCGCTGGTGTTCATCCGGGTTAGCCCTAAGCTTAGGCTTGCTCCCTGGTTGTCGTCTCTCCGATCTTAAGGTCAAAGCTCTACGCTCTCTTAAGATCCTATAGTCGTCCTGTCGGACACCTCTACTTGACTCTTTCTGCCTTTCACCTCCGTGTAGTATTCCTGACTTTCTTCTGCTCCGTTTGGAGCGTGTCGTGTTTGTTAGACTCTCTGTGCTCTCTACTCGTCCTACAATAGTATACTACTTAGC